ATTTGAAAATGCAAATGCAAGAGCCGAGGAAGATCAAGAGGTCGTTCCTTGACCAAATCGCGCGTGCCGTTATGTATATGGCAGGCGTTGATCCTGAAGTGTTGAGGCAGCAAGCAGCAGCGCGTCGTCTTCCTCCTGCAATTAACTTCCCTGCCACGGTTCCTTCTCGAACAATTCCCATTGGCCCTTCAACTACTGGCAGAGCGCTGCCTTCCGGGCGAGCCGCCGCAGGAATGATTAGCGGCGCAGCGTCACCGTTTGGTATCCTCCCCTCAATCTCCGGGCGATCTCAGAATCAAGCCATTATAGAGGCATTGATTGCTGGTACAGGACCACGCATGCTGCCTCCAAGCGGCGGCCCGTTGGCAGACGTCAAGCGCACTCAAGCGGCTCTGCAAAAAAAAATAGAAGATGCGTTACGACGCATGTACACCGTGCTAGAAGTGGACGTAAAAACCACTAGCGCAGGCTTGAGAGACAGTCTTGAAACATTTTCTTATTTGGTGCAAGCGCTAAAAGATGCGGAGGGACGCACAAAAGCTGCTCGCATTACTGATGAAGTGGAGTCGTTTATCAGCAAAGTTGAACTGATGTTGCGTACTGCAGCGTCGCGCTTGAATGTTCGGCAAGTTGCTGTCCGCGAGATCGGTCAAGCTCAATTGGCTCCTAGTCGAGTTGCGGGATTATTGCCTTCCGCTGTTGGTAGATCTCCGAACGTTTACGCCACAGGAGCAATTCGCGGCGAGTCCAGAGCTGCAATGTTTGCGAGGCGAGAGCAAGAAGCTCGCGTGAGGTCTGCTTTGCGCAGCGCTGGATTAGGGCAGCACTTCACTCAGCAACCAAGACTGCCGGGCACCACTTTTATGGGTGATGAATTTACTGCAGGTGGGGGTCGTGATCGCGTGAGAGGCTTCGGGCAGCCTCCAGAGCGTGGTGGTGCAATCGTTCCGTATCAAGCTCCACGTCAAAATCGTTTTCTTGAGCAATTGAAGCAATTGCCTCAAGCAATGCGTCCATTGCAGCAATCCAACGTGCCATTGACTGGTGCCATTTCAGAGCTTGCTGGAGAATTTGGAAATGCCATCAAGCAGGTGTTGCTGTTTGGCACTGCATATAAAGCTCTTGCTTTTTTCATCAATCTTCCCTCTCAAGCGTTGGAAGCGGCTCGCTCGTTGCAATCATTCAATAATCAAGTTGACGCCATTACGGGAAGTACTGCAAACGCAAATCAAGCAATTAATTTTATTAATGACACTGTTGAGCAATTCAACATTCCTCTTCAAAGCGCTCGCGATGGCTTTCTAAAACTCTACGCATCCATGGCCCCTGCAGATATTTCAGTTGACGTCATCGAAGGCTTGTTTACTGGAATTTCCCAAGCCTCTGCAACTCTAGGATTGAGCGCTGATCAGGTTGATCGTGTTACATACGCCTTTTCGCAAATGGCGAGTAAAGGCAAGATCATGAGCGAAGAAGTTACGGGACAACTTGGTGATGTGATTCCTGGCGCCTTATCGCTCATGGCCGACGCCGCTGGCTTATCCATGGCTGAATTTAAAGATGCAATGGAAAAGGGGCAGTTGAGCGGGAAGGCGATGCAACAAGTGTTTGAAAATTTGGAGATTGTTTTTTCTGATCGTTTTGGAAAAGGCGCTGTTGGCGCTGCTGATACTTTGCAGGGCAGTATGAACGATCTTCAGACATCCGTGACTCGCATGTATGAAGCGTTTGAGCCGTTGGTAGACCTTTTTGCGGCAAATGCATTCCCTGCCTTGAGTCAAGTGGTTGAAGATGCGACAAGCGCAATCGAGGCGTTTGCATTGCGAGTTGACGGCGTGAATCCAGCCACTAACTTAATGAGCGAAAATGCAAAGGCAATTTATAGCGCCATGATACAGGTGCAATCGATTATTCAGTCTTTAACCCCCATCGTTTCAATGCTTGCAAAAGGACTTGCAGCGGTGGCCCAGGCTTCGCTGCAGATCCTTTCTCAGCCATTGGTTATGTTTTTAACAAAATGGCTAATCGCAACAAAATTGCTAATTGGCGCCTATACGACTTTGGCCGCAAAGCTCATCCTTGCGATTAAAAACATCAAGCTTTTTATTGCCGCATTGAAGATGATGACAGTTTCCGCGAAGGCAGCAAATATCGCCATGAAAGGCTTGAAGCTTGCGATGGGTGGAATTATTGCGGGTGGCATTTTAATTGGATTAGAGGCTTTAGCCGAGCATTTAGCAACTGTGTCCAGTGAAGCTGATGGCGTGAAGAAGTCGGCAGAGGAAGCCGCCGCTGCTCTGCAAAAAATGAGCTTTGGGGAAATGGTCGCTGAGCGCAGGCGTCTACAAAGAGAGGAGCGTTTCTTGGTGAAGGCAACTGAGTCGGGCGGTCGCTTGGCTGGTCTTTCGGTAGAGGATAAGGAGCGAGCAAGGGCTCTTGGGATTACCGCTGGGCAAAAGGGGCAAGAGAGGATTGATAGAGGGCTAGCGGCGGTGGAGCTTGCTCGGACCCGGCAAGGAATCAGTAACGTAACAAAAGAAATGGATGCATTTGGGCGAGCAACTTCGTCTACTATCGAACAAATAACTCCAGTCACGCTTGAAGGGGGAGACGGAGAAGGTAAGGGTGGAAAAAATAAGCTGAAAGATTACGACCGCGATTTAAAGAATTTTTACACAAACATAGCAAGAAGGGAATCCGAAGCGATTAAGCAGCGGATGGATATGACAGCCAGAGAGAAAGAAATTACTCTCGCGGTGATTGATTTCAATCTCAAAGAGACACTCGCAAAGGCGCAATATCAGCGAGACATTGCAAAGGTTAACGAACTGGTTGCTGCTGATAGGGCTCAATATTTGGCTGACAAAAAAGCAGATTTAGATGAAGAGCTTAAATTGGCCCAACAGGAGTTTGGCACAATCGTCATGTCTCCTTTCGCGAAACGTGCAGAGGACGAGGTGGAAGCTCAGAACAAGCTAAAGGCAAGCATTGCCGCGTTAAAGTCTGGCAGAGAGGAGTTGTCGGCGGTTGAAGAAGCAGAGCTTTTAATACAAAACGAATTGAAAGGAGTCACTAAAGAATATGCCGATAATTTGACTCCAGTCATTGAATATATAAAACAGCTCACGAAGGAAACACGCAATCTTACACAGGAACGAAACGCCCTTCGTGATCAACTTAAGGCTCAAGGACGGTTGCGGCTGGCTGGCATGTTTGATCCTGCGGCTGAATTGCGAGAGCGCATTCGACAGAGACTTGGAGAAGCCGCTACCCCAGAACGAGTAGAAGAGATTGCAAGGCTTGAGGAGTCTGCGGCGATGATGGAAGATCTTAAAGGTGCCGTACAAGGCGTAAGAGACGAATTTGCGGGATTGTTCAGCACGATGATTACCGGCTCTGGGTCAGCGCAAGAAGCTTTAGCTCAATCTTTTGCCAACATTGGCAAATCTTTTGCCGACATGGCTGGCAAGATGATTGCTCAATGGTTATTTATGAAGGCAATTGGTCTTATTGGCAACTTGTTTGGCGGAGGTACTTCAGCAACGGACCGCGAAGGGACTTCAGGTGTTGGTCCAGTTGCAAAAGCCGCAGGAGTCGTGCCAAGAGAAGGTTTCTATGGCCCTGCTTTTGCTAATGGCGGTATAGCCATAGGCGGCTTCCAGGCTTTTGCAAATGGTGGCATCGTCAATGGTCCCACGCTTGGCCTCGTGGGAGAGGGCCGTTACAATGAAGCCGTTGTGCCATTGCCTGATGGTAAATCAATCCCTGTTGAACTTGGTGGCGATGCAAAGAACATCGTCAGCAACATTACAGTAAACGTAAACAACGGTCAGGCTCGTTCTGAAGGCAATAAAGGGGCAAATGATTTAGGACGTAAACTTGAAGGGGCAGTAAAACAGGTTATCATTGAAGAACTGCGTCCTGGTGGCGTATTGGCAGGTAAGCGCTGATGACACAACCAACTTTTGCAATTCCATGTCAATATGGACTTACTGTAGAAAGAGGCACGAGGATTAAACGTGTCCAGTTTGGCGATGGATATGAACAGGTTAGTCCTGAAGAGTTAAATGATGACATTAGGTCTTATTCCATTGAAACTGTTCCAATTTCAGATCAATTAGCAAATTCACTTGATGATCAACTTGCATCCTTGAAGGGAGATTTTTTCTATAGCCAATTTTTCATGGACGATCAAAAGTATAAATACAGACTTGAGCCAAATAGATGGCAACGAAGGGCTATAGGGCCTGATAGTAATATTTTTTCTTTTGTTGTAAGGAGGATTTATGACCCTTCAGTCTGATGTACAAAAGGGCTGGCATGATGCCATCGTCGAGATGTTTGATCTTGACCTATCGCTAATTACTGGCGACTCTAATGATAAGTTTTATTTTACAAATCAATTAAAACCTGACGACTCAAAAATTCAATGGAAAGGCAATACTTACGAGCCTTTGCCTATTTTGGCTACTGGTTATGAGAAGAATACAACTGGTCAAATTGCTCAGCCGTCCTTAACGGTGGCCAACGTATTAGGTACGTTCGCTTCAATCATTGATCCGTTAGATGATCTTGTGGGGGCCAAAGTTACAAGGCGCCGCACGTTAGGTAAATATCTTGACGGAGAACCCGGTGCTGATTCCACGCAGGAAT